TACTTCATCACACACCTTAGAGAAATCTGCTACTTTTTGAACAGAAGTTTTATTTCTTTTCCAAGTTTTAGAAACTTCTGGTTTAGCTACACACTCAGCAATAAACAAAGCTTCTCCAGTTTCAGAATCTTCTTCCATCCAAGAGATAGTCTCTTTGTTTGTAGATCCAACTGTAACATAGTTAAGGATATTGAAAGCTTCTCTAATGTCTGGAGTTGTAGCGATATTATCTCTATAATCAACAGGTAAAAAAGGAATGCCACTAGCTTCATCTGTAAAAGAAGTTGCTAAAGCGAAATCTTTTAAAACCATTTTAGTCTTAAAAGACTTTATTTCGTTCTCTTTAAGTTTTGCTATCTTCTCTTTAGACGCTTCTAAATAGTTCAATACTACATCACCATCTTTTTCTAGTTTTGGATCTTCTTTCAACGCTTTGATAGATGCCTCAACTTTTCCTAATGCAGTCTTAACATCTTCAATGTCTTTAACGTTTTTAATTTCCTCTAAAGCTCCCTTAAAGGCTTCCATTTCTTTTTTAGTAGCTAATCCTTCTAACTTACTGTCAATTGATTTTGAAACTTCTTCAATCTTTCCTTTGATTGCTTCGTTAGCTTCGCTTTTTACTTTTGCGAGTAATTCTTTTTGTTCTGGCATTTTAATTTAATTTTAAATTTTCTGTTAAACTTTTATAATCAATCTTTTGAGTGCCATTATCTGACGGCTCGTTCTTATGAGTGTTTGTTAACGGCTCAATTTCTTTATGGTATATAATGTGAGTTGATGAGTTAGACCCTTCTAATACTGCTGAACCCTCATCTACTATTTTAGCCTCTGTTTGTGCGAAGAAATAACCTTGCTCATCTACAACAGCTCTATTACCTACGCTACTTATGTATTTATCGTAATCTCTTTTTTCGTCTTTTAGCTCCTCTAAATCAGAATTTACACATAACACAGTAGTTACATATTCCATTTTAACAGAGTTTTCAATTTGCCCTCTCTTAGATACTATTTTAGCCATTTTATCATGCAGAATATCACTCTCACGCATCTTATAGACTAGAATAGTTGTATTACCTTCTAGTTCATAACCTAAATCTTTAAACGTAGTCTTGTGAAGTTGTATCTCTACATTTGACTTATGTACAACTAATCCTTCAACAGAGAAATCATGATCTACTAAATAGGATATTTTGCCGTTTTTTTCGATTGCACTTTTGTTCCAAATACTATCTGTATGAACATCGTTGTGAGAATCCATTACATTAGTACTATTGATAATAGCGTAAAAGTAGCCCTCCTCTGTAGCGAAAGGAATAGATGGACTAGTCTCACTTAACACTGGTAAAGTCTCATATACACTTAGCTTATGAGTTGATTTCTTAGCTTTAATTATTGCATCCTTGTTAGCTTTTAAGGCTAGGAAAAGAGCGTCTTTATCGCTGAACGATTCAGTATTTAATTCTTTGCAAATTATCATTTTATTACAATTCTATTCAATGTCTCGCTTTTTTCTTTCAGCGATTTTATAAGTGATTCAACATCTACTTTGTCGCTCTGAATGTTTCTAATCTTTTTTATTTGATTATCTAAACTTTCAGTATTTACTATAACTTTAGAATAAGTTTTTTTCATTGTATATTCTTTATAAATTATTTATAGGTGAAGATTCAGGTGTAGGTGTAGGCGTAGGTAGTTTTGAATCCGTTATTAATGATTCGGCTTCTTCTTTTGAAAACTGATAAATAGTAACTAAGATATTTATACCAACGTCTCTACTCATTTCTCCAAGTGCTACGGACTGATTAATGCTTATTATCCCATCTACACCACCTACTGTACCTCTTAATTTTAACGATGAATCAAACAAAGCTTTTGCAGAATCATCTATCTGCTCCTTTTCTTCTTCTTCGACAACATCATTAAGAATGAAGTTAGTAGGTATATTGGCTCTATATTCTGAAGCTGTTATGGCTTTGTCTAAAAACATTCTCGATAAAGATTCTAATTCTATCTTATCAACCTCTGCTTTCATCTTCTCGTCCTCACGCATAAAAGGTAAATGAGAAAAGTCCATTATTAACCTCTCACCAGCATTAAGCAATCCAGACTGTTTACCTATTTGAGCAGCATCTATATTAGCATTAGGTATAATAGTATCTTGATATACTCGCTTTAGTGTAGCATCTACATTGTTAAATGTTGAACCTTTAATCTTTGAAAATAAGTTGTCATTCAATCCATAAGTATCGATGATAACTCTCATGTCGTCCTCTATTTCTTCAAATAGTTGTAAATCCTTGGTAGGAAAAGACATTGGTGTGAATGTAGGCGTAAGAGTTGTAACTATTGTTTTATTTTGACCTCTTCCTACTCCATAACTAGATGTAACCTTATCCTCTGCTGCTTTTTTCTCTTTAGGGGACATTGGATTAGTCATAAGACCATCCTTACCAGAACCTCCCCCTCCAATGCTAAGAATACCAGTAGCTCCTCTTTGAGTTATATTTACATTTCTAGCATCATAAGCATGCTTAATATTTGATATTTGCTGTTGTAGAGTTAATATCTTAGATTCACCAACTACTAACCTATCATCATTTTCTTTTAAAATAATAATGTCCTCAACACTATAAGGCTTTTGATTTATAGTTATACTTGCAATTATACCCGACATACTAGTCTGGTCGTACAATTTGCCTGTATATTGGATCTTTACGTCCTCTGTTGGAACTGCAAAAATAGCGTCAACACTAAAGCTTAATTGATTCTTATATAGGTAGGCATTACCATATACATGTTTATTAACTGTATAATTGAAAACAAATTGTTTGCTTTCTTGGATGAAATTTGGATTGATTAATAGGTCTACTAGCTCATGATTCTCTACCTCGTCACCACTTGAATTAATAACTTTAAAAACACCGTTTGCCGTCATTCCAGCTATAGCATTAATGACACATTTTATATGTGGTATAGTATGATAAATTTTCATCAAATCATCCATCTTCATATATGAAGCTTCTGTAGAGCCTACACTTTCGAACATTGGATTATGACTACTGTCTGGATCAGTAACTTTGTTTCTTCCTGAAAACCCTATTTTATCCCAAAAACCCATTATTTAGTAGTACAGCATTTATGTGTGTTTTTAATTTTTAAATCGAAAGTCATTAGAACCCCTGAAAAAGTATAATCAAATAAATCTCCGTCAGATGGTGAGTTACCTTTAGTTACACCGACATCTATAAGGCTTAACAATCCACTGCTATTAGTTTTTTCAAAATCTGACTTTCTAGAATTTATTCTATCAATAATTAAATCAGATAAGTTACGCATAGGGTTAATAGCTATGTCGTAATGATCGCTAGGACACCAATTATAAGAATCATTACTTACTAATAGAAGTAATTGAATACTAACACATGTTTTTAAATTTGATGATGAATCATAATTAACTGATTCACGTAATGGAGACGACACAAAAAAAACTGTATTTGAAAAGTTTATGTTTTCTTCGTCCATCATTAACATAGCCTTATTCGCATCTGTATAATTGCCATGAACGAATGACATATCACCAACTACATAAGTGCCTATAACTGGCAATGTAGAAGCTCTTACGATAAATCCATTATCCGTATATCCAGTAACTTTATAAGTATTGCTATCAATAGATACATCATTACATCTGTTAATGTGCTTATAATCACAAGTTACCAACTCATATAAACCATTAGATAAGTCATTAACACTACTCACAATAACATTGTTATTTATTGACAGTACTAAATCTTTTACTATGTCGATGATTTTTTGCAAATAAGTTTTTATTAGATAGAATATAAATATACGAATTAAACTTTCAGTAATTACTATAAATACAATAAGTTATAGACAATAAGAAAATACTTATTATTAAAAGTCTGTATCATTATTGAATAAGTAAGGGAAGTTACCATATAACAGCCTAGCTAATGAAGCTACGCAATCTGGAGCATCATCATTAACATTTAGTTTAATATCTTTATTAAATGACATTAAATTACTCATAAATATGCCGTAATCACTATCATAATCGTATTCAGCCTTAAATCTAAAATGTCTAGTTACTAGCCATTCGTTAGATATGATCCTAGTCATTTTATTTCCACTGGAGTTAAACGGTATAATATTAGAGTTGGGACAATCGCTCAATACAAAGTTAGTAAATGTATTACCTGCATTATTAGATTCTATCCAGTTAAACTCAGCATCATGCTTTTTAATAAAATCCACTACTCTAGGCTGTGTTATGCTAGAATCGGACTTATCCATTATCACATCTTCAATAAATATTATATTACCTATTACATAACCTACTATTTGACATAAATAATCATCCCCTTGATCTGCTACATCTATACATGATACTTTCATTTCAACATCATCTAAGCGTATAGAGTCGTAAGTGTTCAACCTCTTGAAAACAGTTCCTTCAAGCTTATCTACCCAACCACCCAATACTATGTTTTTATAGTTTACTGGGTCTTGCTGCTTCATCAACTCGAAAGAATTGTATATATTATCAGGTATAAACTCTCGCTCAACATCTAAATAAGATGTATGAATGTATAGTACGTTATCTTTTATCCCGTTAAAACCGTCTGGTACTTTATCTTTAAAATACTTTTGATGTACCCAGTGACTTTTTAAGGTAGGATTTAATATAAGTATAGATATATTCCTTTTGGTTGTGCTTCTGATAGAAAAATAAACCTTTTCAAAGGTCTTAAAGTCTGGTATTTCTTCCGCTTCATCAACAACAAAGCAATTAAACCCACTTAATGATTTTAAAGCAGCCGTTTGTGTTTTTGATCCAGTCTTTATACCTTTAAATACTATCTCACCATCTCCACACGTAGATTTAACCCTAGCTTTTATAACTTCACAATATTTATTGTAATTGTTTATCTCTAACTTGCTTTTAAATTCAGCTACAATACTATCTTCTACACTTGTATTTGTAAATCTAGTGTATAATATTTTCCAGTCGTATTGAATAAACGCTTCAGAACACAACAACCCAACACCCCATGACTTGCTGGAGTACCTACCACCTGTAACTATGACGGTATCTACTTCTTTATGTTTATTCTTTAAGAGATTAAATAGAGGGTTGTATTTGCTGCTAATTTTCAAGGTTTAATCACGTATTTTTATTAAACAAAAAACACCCTCACCTAAATAAATAGGTTAAGGGTGAAACAAACAACAAGAAAGTAGGAAAAGTATTTAAACACTTACTACAAATATAGTGTTTTATATTTATAATACAAGTTAATCTATAGTTTTATTTAATGAAACATACATCTTGAACCTATACTAATTACGTTGTAA